AGCAATAGGTAAAGACCTGATCATCAAAGGGGAATAGCAAATGGCTGACTACGGCACAAACTTCCGCGCACCACGCGTCGACGTACACCAATTCTCAATGATCCCTCGGGCAGACATCCCGAGATCAACCTTCAGCATGCAACACCAACACAAAACAACCCTAGACGCCGCCAAACTATACCCAATCTACGTACAAGAAATATTACCAGGCGACACATTCAACGTCAGCATGACCGCTTTCGCACGACTCCAAACAACCATCTACCCAGTGATGGACAACATGGACATCGAAAGCTGGTTCTTCTTCGTACCAGCAAGAATCATCTGGTCACACTGGGTCAACTTCATGGGCGAACAGCCATCAGGACCTGCAGACAGCATCAGTTACACAATCCCACAAGTAGTCTCACCCGTAGCAGGATTCCCCACATTCACCATCTACGACTACATGGGAATCCCAGGAGTCGGACAAATAGGCGGAGGCAACACACTCAGCGTCAACGCACTACCCTTCAGGGCCTACAACAAAATCTACAACGAATGGTTCAGAGACCAGAACCTCACCAACGCCGTAGGATACGGAGCCACAAACACAGTCACAGACATCGGAGACGGACCCGACCCACAAACCAACTACACCATACTCACCACAACAAAACGACACGACTACTTCACAAGCTGTCTACCCTGGACACAAAAAGGAGCAGCAGGAGCCGTCACACTCCCACTCGGAACATCAGCAACCGTAAAAACCTCCGGCATAGACCTCCTAACCGGCGCACAGAACTCAATGCGAGTACTCCAGGCCACAGCTGGAGCCGCTCCAACCCCCACCAGGTACTGGGGATCAGGAACCGCCACCGCAACACTGTTCGAAGGCACAAGCGCAGCCGGCGGAGCCTACGTACCCACCAACGCACTCTACCCATCAAACCTGTACGCAGACCTCAGCACAGCAACAGCAGCAACAATCAACCAACTCCGACTCGCATTTCAAACACAACGACTACTCGAGAGGGACGCAAGAGGTGGCACACGCTATACAGAAATTATTAGAAGCCATTTTCAAGTTTCAAGCCCCGACCAAAGACTCCAACGCCCCGAATATCTCGGAGGCGGCAAAACGCCGGTTAACATCGCCCCCGTCGCACAAACAACAGCCACAGGCCTCACCGGTGGAACTTCTCCCCTCGGAACTCTGGCAGGGGTTGGTACGGCCGTGGCCCGATCACACGGATTCAGAGGATCATTCACAGAACACGGATACATCCTCGGACTCGTCGCCATCAGAGCCGACCAAATATACCAACAGGGACTAAGGCGACTATGGACCCGAAGCACACGATACGACTTCTACTTCCCAGTCTTCGCAATGCTCGGAGAACAAGGAGTAAGAAATGACGAAATCTACACGCAAGGCGCGGCAGCTGACACTACCATTTTCGGATACCAGGAAAGATGGGCCGAATACCGATACTTCCCAAGCATGGTCACAGGATCATTCAAGAGCTATTACGCTACCCCACTCGACGCCTGGCACCTGGCTAATAAATTCACCGCGCTACCAACACTCAACAACACATTCATTACCGACACTACTAACACCGTACTCACCAGAGCACTCGCCGCAGGAGCCGCAGCCAACAACCAACAGTTCCTACTCGACCTATTCTTCAACACCAAATGCGCAAGACCCATGCCCATGTACTCGGTGCCCGGAATGATCGACCACTTCTAAGGAGAAGAACATGTGGGACTGGATAACAAACGCCATAGGCGACGTAGGCGGATGGCTAGGCAACTTCTTCGGCAGCCCCTCAACGGGGGCTGCCGCAGCCTCGGTCGTAGGAGACCAATACTCGCTAGAAGGAACAAGAGAAACCAACGCCGCCATGGTCCAACAGGCCGGACTCAACAGAACCTTCAACGCAACAGAAGCACAAAAGGCACGCAACTTCGACTCACAACAGTCCGCACTACAGAAAAGATTCTCCTCAACAGAGGCCACCAAACAAAGATCCTGGGAAGGAGACCTCCAAAGACAAGCAGAGGGCTACAACACCCAAATGAGTAACACTGCAATGCAAAGGAGAGTCGCAGACCTCAGAGCAGCAGGACTCAACCCACTGCTAGCCATAAGCCAAGGAGGAGCCAACGCACCCACAATGAGCGCACCCAGCGGAGCATCCGCCCAGGGACAAGCCGCATCAGGACCGGCCGCAAGCGCAGGAGCCATACCAAACCTACAAAACCCCGCACAAGCATTCGGAAACCTAGGAAACCAAATAAGCAGCGCACTACAAACGCAAAGCATTGGAGCCAACATCGACTTAATGAAAGCACAAGCCAACAAAATCAACACCGAAGCAGGAAAAGAAATACCTGCTCAAATCGAATACCTACAAAGCATGACCGGACTAAACCGCCAGCAAACAGAACAAGTCTGGCACAACATAGAACTGATCGACGAACAAACAACCGGCAAACGCATCGACAACCAAACCGCCTGGAACATCACCTACCCAATGGGAGAACAAAACAGAGACATACTCAAAGCCACCAGAGACGCACTCATCAGCGCAACACAATCAGATGCCACAGCAAAAAGCCTAAACCTCGAGCAACTCAAAAACAGCGCAAACGCACAAGACTCACCGCTAGGAAAAATAATCGGATACCTCAACATGCTACTAACGCCAATCAACACCGCCGCCGGTGCAGCAAGAGGACTACTACGATGATCAAATACAGAGCCCACAACGGATACGACGCCAAAAAGGCGTCAGACGAGGCCGTAGGACCAGAACCAGGAATAAGCCTAACCATACAATCCATGGCAGAAGAGGCCGACATCAACAACCTCATGTACAGATACGGCATAACCGGAAAAATGCCAGAAAACCCAAGGGTACCCACCTATGGAGACTTCAGCGGAATCAACGACTATCGAACAGCAATCGAAGCCGTACGCGAAGCAGACCACGCCTTCATGGAAATACCCGCACAAATCAGGAGCAAATTCGACAACGACCCGCAGAAATTCCTGGAATTCTGCTCAAACGAAACAAACAGACCCGAAATGCAACAACTTGGACTTCTACGAGACCTACCAACGCCTCCTCCTCCACAGACACCACCAAAAGTGGAATAAATTCCACACCTGGCACACTTATATCAAGTAAGATAAGTGTGCAACCACCAAAAGGGGACCCCAAATGAGGAACAGCAGAGGCGCAGTCAACAAAAACCGCTCAGCAAGAGCCTTCAGAACCAACGTGAGCAAGACTCACCCTAAAAACGTCGCTATGGCGCCCCGCAGGGGCGGCTGGCGACTATAAAAAAGGGGGGGCCACCACCCTAGCGGCCCCCCCTACTACACCCAACAGAGACAGCCTAATGCCTTGCTATCACCCAATGCAAGCCTATCAAGCCGAAGACGGCACCATAACCTTCAACGAAATCGCTGCAAAACAACACGGAGGACACCGCAAAGATCTAACACTCCCCTGCGGCAGATGTATCGGCTGCCGCCTCAAAAGAACAAAAAGTTGGGCAATAAGGTGCATGCACGAAGCTCAAATGCACCACGCCAACAGCTTCATCACACTAACCTACAACGAACAAAACTACCGACTAGGACTCGACTACAAAGACTTCCAAAAATTCTTAGACAGAATGAGAAAAAAGAAAGGACACAGCACAAGATACTTCGCCGCCGGCGAATACGGAGACATCAGCAACAGACCACACTGGCACGCACTACTGTTCGGAACCACATTCCCGAACCTACAACAAATCGGAGAAAACCTATGGAGATCCCCAGAGCTCGAACAGCTCTGGCCTTACGGATTCAGCTCCATAGGAAACGTCACACTACAAAGCGCAGCCTACGTAGCAAGCTACTGCACAAAAAAAATAACAGGCCCACTAGCCCACGCAAAATACACAAGAGTAAACCTCACAACAGGAGCCTACGAAAAAGTAGAACCCGAAATGGCACACATGAGCCTAAAACCCGGAATAGGAGCAAACTGGCTCAGAAAATACTGGCCAGAAGTCTACGCAGCAAGAGACGGCGTAGTCACACACGGAGGACACACGGAGCAAGCTCCAAGATACTACGACAAAATCATGGAAAAGACACAACCAGAACTAATAGAAACAAAACAATATGAAAGATACAAAAAAGGAGAACAATATATAAAAGACAGCACACCAGAAAGACTAATCGTCAGAGAAAAAGTAGCAACAGCAAAACACCAACAGAAGACAAGGAAATTAAGATGAAAATGAAAATCTACGCCGTCAGAGACAACGCAACAGAACAATACGGAAACGCCATGTTCCTCATCGGACATGGACAAGCAATACGAAGCTTCACAGATGAACTCAACAACAAAAATAACGACAACATGCTCAACAAACACCCAACAGACTTCGACCTCTACCACCTGGGAGAGTACGACACCGACACGGGCGAATTCGCCACAACACGCCCAACCCGTTTAGCAATAGGTAAAGACCTGATCATCAAAGGGGAATAGCAAATGGCTGACTACGGCACAAACTTCCGCGCACCACGCGTCGACGTACACCAATTC